CTTTCCGTTACCAGCGCGGCTTTCGGCTCTGCTGGTAAATTATCGCCCGGCATGCAGTAACGAAATTTACCGTTCTGATTAACGCGTGCCAGCCGCCCCGTTGCGGTTACCACCGCCAGCGTGGAAGCAACCTTGCGAGTACTGACGCCGAACTTACCCGCCAGTTCCTCACACGTTTTAGCACCATCCTGACCGATAAACTCAACCATCATGTCTGCGGTAACTTTTGGAGCGACCTCTTCGGTTACCACATCCGGCGCTTCAGGTTGTAGTGCCTGCCCTTCGGTTACCCCGGCTTCACCTTCGACAGCCAGAAACCAGGTGTGACCCGTTTTATCAACAACGCCATTTTTTTGAGTTCCCACAGTTCGTTAAGAACTTCTTCACGGCTGATATCAAGCCGCGCCGCCAGTTCAACAGAATTGGCTTTTCCCATCGCTTTCAGTGCATGCAATACAGTTTCCATCGAAAATTTACCTCGTCAAAAATTCTCACATACCCTGACGTCCAACGTTTGACCGCCAGCTCTCCCAGTTAAAATTCACCCAACGACCACCATTCATGGTCATACGGTCCATCACCCGATCTCCGAGGAGTGTGCTCATCGCTGCGTGATTCAGGTTCGTCAGCATTCCGACACTACACATCGAAGCCGTTCTGCGGTCGACTATCTGGTTCAGCGTGACCTGCTCGTTGCGCGTATCCCGCTGCATGCCAATTTCATCAAGGACCAGAAGGTCAACTCCACAAAGCTCCTGTAAAAATTTTTCCCCGGACTGGCCGTTGTCGTAGCCGTCATGCAACACGCTCATGACATCGGACACGGTGACGATAATCACGCTTCTCCCCTTCGCCATCAGCCGATTGCCAATCGCTGCTGCCAGGTGATTTTTACCGGTACCAGGTTTACCGCTGAACACGAAGTTTGTACATCCGGTCATCAATTCATCGGCAATGGATTTCGCCTGGCTCAGAGCATGGCGCTGACCGTCGTTCTGCACCCGGTAGTTCCCGAATGAGCACTTCCTGTGAAGCGGCTGGATGCCCGCACGGTTCAGGATTTTTTCAACCCGCACCTGATGATTCAGGCGGTTAATCTCCTCGCTGCGTTTTCGTCGTTCAGCAAGTTGCCATTCCCGCCACTCCTCCACCGTCCGGTACGGTGGAACCGCCCCCTGTGGTGCAAGTCTGCGAATACGTTCAAGAACCCCAACTGCCGCAATGTTTTTCATGACACGTCACCCCCTGAATCCCGGCGGTATTTCAGTGTCCGGTTCAGAAATGTGATTCACGCAACGCTGCGCGGGCGAACGCCCCAGGCGGATAACCAGTTCATCCCATTTTTCCCGGAGTTTTGCCGGACTCATGATGTTTTTTACCCAGAACGAATCCCGCTGGAGACGCCCAAACATTTCACAAATTTGTCTGTGAGTTCTGCCATCCAGCATCCGCATTGTCCGCACGTCATTGGCCCATGCAGTCCAGTTGGGTTCTTTCGGTCTCGTGATCTCGCCATCATCGCTGGCCGCCTGCTCGTAAAGACTCACGATTCGTCCCCAGATCCACTGTGCGCACACCAAATCTTCCTGACTTCCCCACTGGCGTTTTTTCGCACTGAACACAACCGCGTCAGGGTGTCGGGTTAAAAAATTCTGTTCAGCCGTCTGCGGGTCCGGTTGCGAAGCGTCCGGACAAGAAGATCTTTTATCTGACGGATCAGGTTTTAATACTGACGGATCGGGGTCAATCATCGCCCCCCTAATCGGCAGTTTGTTATCAACAGTTGATCCATCAAAATTTGACGGGTCAACCGTTGAGGGGGCAATATTTGACGGGTCAACTGTTAACGGGTCATTTTTTGCCGGGCTAATTTTTCTTTTCGGTTTATATGACTCACGCGCCGCCGCAGCAGCTGCTTCGAGTTTTTCCACATTAAGCCGATAGATATTGCTTACATTACGCCCACCGACCTTACGCTCTTCCTTCGTCAGCCAGCCCTCTTTCGCCAGTTCTGCAATAGCCGATTTCACTGTGGATTCACTTCTTGCACCGATCTGACGCCGGATAGTTTCAATGGCAGGCCATGACACGCCCTCGTCATTGCTGTAGTCTGCAAGACGGGCCATAACCGCCACCCTGGATAAGATCATGCCGGTGAAGGCGCACCCTTCCCAGACAAGACCATGAAGCTTGCTGCTCATAAAACCCCCGAACACCGTGCTTTTAGTGCATCACCACAGCATTCCCTGCCGGGCCGCCGCGATTCATCTGGTCATACAAAACAACCGCTGACGCAACAAAATCATCGACATCCTTCACCAGCCGATCCCTCCGTTCGACGATCTCACGGTAATATTCAGAACTGTGGCTGCGCATACGGGCCACCAGCAAAGGCGGCATCGCCTTTTCGATCGCCGGTAACAGAGCCTGCATTTTTTCAACAGCATCAGGGGTGTCTTTATCCAGCCAACGGAAAATTTTCTGGGTATTACGGGCCAGGGCTTCCGGATGGCTGTCGTCATACAGTTCCGGGAACGTCATTCCCAGCTCGAAATACGCTTTGGTAATTTTCGCAGCCGGTACTTTTTCGCCGTCCGGATGCGCCCAGACATTCATCGCCATGCGGATGTGTTCATGCTTGATTTTCATGAATCAACTCCATCAGATAAGCATGCACTACAATCACCTTCAGCATGAACTACATGTGTTTGCCCCAAACGAATGCCGCTCGCATACTCAGGCCAAATAAGCTCCCAATCATGGGGTCGTAGCTCCGCCCTACTTACTTGGCCTTCCGTCGCAGATTCGATCATAAGGGCGCGGGTTGGAGATATAGCTGTTCGTCCAGACGCCATTTGCGATAAGTAAGATGGCGATACACCAAGTCTGGCCGCGAATTTCTTAGCATCACCAACCCTTAATGATTTAATAAACTCTTTTAATGTCATACCTTCCTCGGTTTAGTGTTTTTTTGCGAGTTTAGTGTTTAATAAACCATTAAGTCAAGTATTTGCTTGTTTAGTGATTACTAAAGATAATTACCACATGCAAAAAAAAGAAATTCGCCGTTTACGTCTCAAGGAGTGGTTTAAAGATAAAACTCTGCCACCCAAAGAGAAGAGCTACCTATCTCAACTAATGAGTGGGAGAGCCTCGTTTGGAGAAAAGGCTGCCAGAAGAATAGAGCAAACATACGGGATGCCGGAAGGGTATCTGGATGCGGAATACGCAGAACAACCGGGGGGTTCTCCACCACATGCAGGGTTAACGTCTAATCAACTGGAATTATTGCAGATTTTTTCAGCCTTCCCTGAGGATGAGCAACGCCAGATAATCAGCGAGTTAAAGCAGAAAAAAGAATCAATGGAAGATCTCATAGCGAGATGGATTGCGGCGCAAAAATGCCGCCGCGCCTGAGTTATAAAACCGGAGGAAACATGAATAGAGCCCTTTCACCAATGGTTTCTGAATTTGAAACCATTGAACAAGAAAACAGTTACAACGAATGGCTGCGTGCGAAAGTAGCAACGAGCCTTGCAGATCCGCGCCCAGCAATTCCCCATGACGAAGTTGAGCGCAGAATGGCAGAACGCTTTGCTAAGATGCGCAAGGAACGGAGCAAGCAGTAAAATGTTACCCGTGTTATGGCTTGAAAGCGCAGATACCGACCTAGATGATATAACTAGTTATATTGCTCGTTTCGACATAGATGCGGCTGAACGCTTATGACAGCGATTAAGGGGTTGTGTGCTGCCGTTATCCGAACATCCGTATTTATACCCACCAAGCGACAGAGTACCTGGCTTGCGTGAGATTGTAGCCCACCCTAACTATATAATTCTATACCGCGTAACAACATCAAGCGTTGAAGTAGTAAACGTGATCCACGCAAGACGCCAGTTTCCCTAACTTTCACTACCAATAGAAACATAACAACCGCAACGACTTTATCAAAAGCGTTGTGTTTGTTATGTCCCGCGGTTTAGTTTTTACTTGACTTAAGTTTAATGTTTATTAAACTAAAAATACCAACCCACCCCGCCCCACAGAACGCAGGGAAATACTTCGAGTTACCCGGCAGTGGTCAGGGGTTAAGTAGCCAGCCCGAGGCGTATGAACATGACGGCAGGGTTCAACTTTAATAACTATGCAGCAGGTTTTTGTTCCGCTACCCCGGCGTTAAGGGGAAACAGAGGGTTTCTCAGTGGGCGAAGTCAAACATCAGAATGGAAGGCATCCCGGGATCGGCAAAGAAGCAGCAATGGCGCTTTATATTGACATCAGCGCCATTGCAGGACAGGTAAGAGTTATCAGAGCGGTAACTAAGCGG